CGGTGACGAGACGTTTGCGCCTGCGATGGAACGGATTGTCGCCCTACTCAACTCGCGGGCTGGTACGCTGCTCACCCGAATTGACATTCTTGATGTGCTTAACCATCTCGGAACGACGCTCTCTAGCCGCCGCTCTGCGGAGATTGCGCTAGTCCCGCATGGCGATCCGGAATGGGTGGAGTTTGCCAAGGCGAAGAAGGACTTCTGGGTCCACAACAACTTCCATCGGCAGCAGAGCAACAACTCGGTGATGTTCAAGTCGCGTCCGCAGCGCGAAGATATTGCCGGGCTGTTCGATCTGATGCAGGAAGCGGGCGGTTCGGAGCCGGGCTTCATCAATATGGTGGAGGGTAAGCGCCGGGCGCCGTGGATTTCGGGCGTGAATCCGTGCGCGGAGATTCTGTTGCCGAACAAAGGCTTCTGTAATCTGGTGGAAATCAATCTGAGCCGCTTCAATGGGCCGAATCCCCTGCGGCTGTTCCGGGTTGCTGAAGTGCTGGCCCGTGCTAACTACCGCCAGACCTGCGTGAATCTGGTGGACGGCGTGTTGCAGCGGGCGTGGCATGAGAACAATGAGTTCCTGCGTCTGTGTGGCGTGGGTGTGACGGGCGTGGCCGAGTGGGAACATGCGGACAATCCAATGGCCTGGGCATCTCTGAAGGTGGTTGTGAAGGATGCTGCCTATGCTATGGCCGACGAACTGGGCCTGCCGCGTCCCAAGGCAGTGACGACTGTTAAGCCGAGTGGCACGCTGTCTAAAATTATGGACACGACTGAGGGTGTGCATAAGCCGCTGGGCAAGTACATCTTCAATAATGTGCGGTTCAGCAAGCATGATCCGTATGTTGAGAAGCTGATTGCGGCGAACTACCGGGTGTTTCAAGACCCGTCTAGCCCGGATGCAGTGCTGGTGACGTTCCCGGTGGCCTATGAGAAGGTCCAGTTCGACGTTGTTGATGGCAAGGAAGTCAATCTGGAACCGGCCACGAAGCAGCTTGATCGCTACAAGCTGATGATGGACCACTATGTGGACCATAATTGCTCGGTTACGATCAGCTATTCGCCGGAAGAAGCTGATGAGGCGGTCGATTGGCTGCATGAGAACTGGGATAACTACGTTGGCGTGAGCTTCCTGTACCGGACTGACCCCACTAAGACGGCTAAGGACCTTGGCTACTTATACTTGCCTCAAGAGGTCGTGGATGAGGAGGCGTATTGGGCCTATGCTATGACGCTGAAGCCTCTGGATGCGGTCTGTCTGCCTTGCATGAAGGCTGAAAAGGACGAACAGGAGTTCGAAATTGACACTGGAAGCGAGTGTGCGACCGGCGCCTGCCCGATCCGCTAAGGCAAGGAGCCCGTGTTGTGGAATATGCAAGCTTTCTGCTACCTCTGATGGTCGTTATTGCCTTGGGTGTGGCCGTACTGTTGAAGAAATTGCTCAATGGGTGGCCTATACTGAAGAAGAAAGGGAGCGAGTTCTCTGGGAGCTAAAGGTTAGGACTAAAAGCAGTTGATTTATGGGGGCCGATGGGGTAGTATTCCTGTCGGCCCCTAACTTTTAGGACGATATCATGCAGTTCACGGTCGAATACGACGATGGTGTGTGGGTTTTCACGGTTAGCTCGGACGACGACGAGCCGGAATACCTTGAAGAGTTCGAAATTACCAATCTGGAAGACGCTATTGCGGCAGCCGGTGAGCTAATTGAGGAAATCAAGGAGGCGGCTGAGGCGGAAGACGAGGAAGACGAGGGCGATGTGGCTTTCGAAGACTTCCTTAGCGAACTCGACGAGTAGGTAGCAGCCGTGTGGCCCAGTCGCGAGGCTGCTATGGAAGAGTTTTCGGAGACAACTGACCTAGATAGAAAGGTTTTGGAAGTTGTCTCAAAGATTTTGAGCAAATCACCCCGCGCAATCCTTTTTGTATGGGAGGCCGAAGATTCGGTGGGCATGACGAGCGTGCCCTTCTCGCATTCGCTGATCAAGGGAATGGTCGATACGGCTTTCGACATTGTGTTCATGGACAAGGAAGAGGTTACAGAAGATGAGTAAGCTGTCCAGCAGGGGGCGGCTGCCCTACGTCTTCAGCGCCTTGATTGCGCTCACAATGTATGCTATACTTGTCCGCTAATAGCGAATGGTATGTGCCGGGCATTACGCAGCGGGATTGCTCGCGTCTTACATTGGATAGGAATTGACATGGCAGTCAGCAAGAAGATTTCTGATCTTGAACCGGCAACTACGCTTACTGGCGTTGAATTGGTTCCTATCGTTCAGGGCGACCAGACTGTCCGAACCACCGTTAACGACTTTGCAATTTACGCTACCACCACGCTAGATGCTGATGTCTCGGCCCTAGAGGTTCGAGTTTCCAGCCTTGAGACTAACGTGGCTGCGGTTTCCGTTCTTACCACCTTTACACAGGTTGGTACGGGCGCTGTCAAGCGGGCAGGCCAGGACAAGATGCGCGAGATGGTCAGTCCCCGCGATTTCGGTGCTGCGGCTGACGGTGTTACTAACGATCAAGCCGCCATCCAGAACGCCGTTAACTCTGGCGCCAAGATTGTAGATGGGCAGGGGCTGACCTACAAGGTGAACAGCCGCATCATTCTGCCGTCCAATATTACCATCCAGAACTTCAACTTCGATATGACGTCGCTGCCAGACTCAGGTAGCAGCACGGCGTTGTATTTTGGCCTTCAGGCTAATGGCACACAGGGCACGGCTCTGAACCTTACGGTGGATGCTGTAGCTGGGTTTGGCCCCAATCCCAGCATTTCGCTTTCGTTGGCTGATGCGGCCACCCTGACGGCTGGCGATCTTATCTTTGTTACTAGTGACCAGATTTGGGCTGACTCAATCCGCATCGGAGAACTGGCCGAGGTTTTGTATGTTGACGGCACGACGGTCTATCTTCAGTCGCCGCTCACATACTCATACGCGGTAGCCGATGTTGGGCGGGTTCAGAAGGTAAACGTAGTAGAAAACATTACCGTTCGCAACTGCACCGTCGTCGGGCCTTCCGGTCTGACAACTACCCCACTAGTCCGAAATGGCTTTTTCGGCGTCCAAAATGCCAGAAACATTGTGGTTGAGAATTGCCAAATCCGCAATTTTCAGCGGTCGGGCGTTGAGTTTCGGCGCGTTTTTCAGGGATGGATGCGTAGTTGCGTCGTTAAGAACATCATCGACTATTACGGCTGCTCGGTCTTTGACGCTTCCTCCTATGTTACCGTGACCGACAACGTGTTTGAGAACACGCGCCATGCGGTTAGCTTGGTGTCGTCTACTACTGTGGGCGGCATCAACAACTACATCGTAGTCACAGGTAACTACTGCACCGGGCGCGACGCATCCCTAGATACCCATGTGTCTTCCGACAACGTCATTTTTGCCAACAATGTGTGCCGGGGCGAAGGCAAACTGTCGGCGCCAAGTGGCATCATTTTCCAGGGCCGCAATGCCGTCATCACCGGTAACACTATCAACGGCAACTTGAACAACGGCGTGATCGTGCAGCCCTTTGTAGAGCTTGCTGGTTACGAAGGCATTGTCGTTGTTAGCAATAACTTGGTCGATGTGCAGCGAAACAACATTGCCGCCAACGGTATCTACTACCAAGCCAGTAATTCGGCCACAAGGCTACCCCTTAAAGGCATTGCCATTTCTGGCAACATCATTAACGGCGCCGATGGATTTGGTGTCTATATCCAAAACACTAATGCCGCAGTTTCGCCCGCCAACAACATTTCAGTTAACGGCAATACGATTTTGGATTGCGCCATCGGCGTCGGTTTTCGGACGGATACCGTAGCGGGAACAATCTCCAACATATCGGTTACGGGCAACACCATCACCACCACGCAAGCCAACGCAGAAGGCATTGTGTTCCGTCCTAACGGCGCCGGAAATCTTATTTCAAATGCCAACATAACCGGCAACACGTTTACGCTGGGCGCGTCGTCTATCGGCGTGGATGTGCTCGGTAGCGGCACCTGTTCAGGCATCACCATCGCAAACAACAACTACTCCAACGTCACAACCCCCATAGACACGACTTTCCAGCTTCAGACGATTGCCTCGGGTGTCGTGACGTTGACCTCATACTTCAACCTCGTTCGCATCGACACGGAAGGCGCCGCCGCCTCCGACGATCTGGACACCATCAACGGCGGCCAGTTTGGGCAAGTGACCACCTTTGCGGCGAACAACACGGCCCGGACGGTCGTGTTCAAGGACGGCACCGGCAACTTGCGTCTCGCGGGCGACTTTAGCCTCGACAACAGCGAAGATAGCATCACCTGCATCTTCAACGGCTCTGCTTGGCTTGAGATCGCACGAAGCGATAACGGCGCCTAACATCTTAGGGGATGTATTCAAATGGCTGGCACTAAGAAGATTTCTGAATTACCCGTTGCTACCGCTCTGACCGGAACGGAGTTGGTGCCTGTTGTCCAGAATGGCAAGACTGTTCGTAGCACAGCCGATGCTATTAAGACCTTCAATGTGGGTCAGATCGACGCCGAAGTTTCGACTCTCGATGTTCGTGTATCCAGCCTTGAAACCAATGTGGCTGCCGTCTCCGCTCTTACCACCTTTACGCAGACAGGCACAGGCGCGATCCTGCGTTCCGGCCAAGACAAGATGCGGGATATCATCAACGCCAAGGACTTCGGCGTTGTGGGCGACGGCATTGCCGACGATACCGCTGCGCTGCGGCGGGCCGTCACGGCTGCTGCGGGACGTACCCTTGTGCTTACTGGCACCTTCCTCGTCAAGGGCACCGTCACGGTAGCATCTTCTAATACGCGCATCATTGGCGATGGTCTTGCCAAAATCGTAGCTGACAAGGGCACGGCTTGGACGACGGGCCAGCCTGTGCTGGACATTCGCGGCCCAGGCCCCGCGACGGGCACTACGTTGTCTGCGGACATTTCCGCGACTTCTACGACATTTACTGTCGCTAGTGCCGCCAACTTTGCGCCTGGGACCTTCATGCAGATTTCCAGCAACGCCGAGTATTGGAGCGGGATTGACGGTGATCCTGGGTTCCAGACAATCAGCAAGCGCGAGCTTAACTGCGTTCGGTCTGTTTCGGGCAATGTGATCACCCCGGAATGGGGGTTTGCTGACACATATAGTGTGACAGGTTTCACCGTAACCGTTACGCCGTACACCTTCATTGAAAATGTGAAGGTCGAGGGTGTTGACTTCTACGGCACCGGCAACGGCAACCTTAACACTACCGCGAACATGCCAATGGCCGTTCACACCATTTACCTGAACGACTTCACGATGACGCGCTGCCGGATCGAAAACTTCCAGAACACCGCAGCCGAGATGGAGTTTACGAACAACGCTCGCGTGATCAACAATGAAATCACCGGACGTGACCTTACGGACCCATCTAACCTTCCTACAGTCAGCGACTGGTTTTACGGGGTTGTGTTCAACGGCTCCACAAACTGGGTGTTCAGCAACAACACTTGTCAGTATCTTCGGCGGGCGGTAGATGCAGGCGGCACTTTTGGCTTTCCGATTTCGCGAAATGGCGTTGTTGCCAACAACACCGCTATGTCTTGCGGTAACGGTTACGGGACGCATTTTTGCGAAGATGTTGTTTTTGTCGGTAACGTAGCCACAGATTGCGAGTCTGGCATCTACTTTAGAGGTAAAAACGGCTATTTTGTCGGCAACACTTTTGAGAGTGATGCCGCCACCACTTCGGCGGCGGGCATCCTTATTGGTGGCGACGACGGCACCAACTACGCGCAAAACCCCTCGGCGGGGCGCATTGTCATCGGCAACAACATCATTCGCACCCGCGTTCAAGGCATCCGCATTCGCGTGGATGTGGACAGCGCGTCTATCACCGGCAACACAATTTACGGCGGTAACAGCTACGGTATTGCCTTTGACGGCAAGCGAACCAAGGATGTGATTATCGCCAACAACCATATCGACCTGACGACGCGCACAGCCTCACGGGGTGGCATCGCCGTTCTGAACACGGCGTCGCGGATCGTTGAGCTACGCAACATCACCATCAATGGCAACCGCATCAAGAACGGCGAAGAACAAATTCGCATCGAAGGCCCTATTGCGAGAACTAATGCGGCCACCAACATCATTATGAAAGAAAACACTTTCGACAATGATGTGGCCATTGCTCGCGTTCTGCGTTTGACGAACGGCTATTTTGGTAAGAACATCGTCTTCCGCGACAACTTGGTTGGCGCTCCGGTTTCGGTTGGCAATACCTTTTTGGATGTCAACTCGTACTTCTTTGAGCAGACCCCCGATCTGGGCGACAACGCTTTCTGGGATTACAACCAGCAGGTCATTGGTTTTGCCCCTCCTGGCGGCGGCGGCGTTCCGCCTACCTTGCAGACGCGGCTTTCGGCCATTGTGGGCCAGCGGTTCATCAACAGCGCCCCGGCTCCTGGTGGTTACATGGGTTGGGTCTGCACCTCGTCGGGCACATACGGAAACCTTACAACCACCAACGGCGGTGTGGCCATCACGGGCGGCATCACTAGTGGCACCGCCCAGTTGACGGTGTCTTCGAATACCAACAATGCCCTCTACATCGGTGCATTCATCACTATTGCGGGGGCGGGCGTCGCCGGAGCAGCCCTCACCACCCAGGTTACGGCTGTCAGCGGTCTGACTATCACGGTCGCTAACAACGCTTCTACTACGGTGGTTGGTGCTGCCATTACCTATACTGTGCCGGTTCTCAAGGGGTTCGGTCTGATCCAGACGTAAGGTGAGGAAGGTGAGAATCTATGTTGCAACCCTTTCTCACCTGCGATAGGATGGCCTCCTAGCGAAGGAGTAGCCATGAGCGACAAGATCAACCGCGTCCAGCTTATCAATGACGCGAAGCAGCAGCTTTCTCCGTGGACGACCGAAGATGGGCGCCTGTTCCTCGACTATACGGAGGCGGGCGTGCGGCGCACCATGACGGTCACGCCCGGCGGCCACTGTGACTTCCGGGGCTGGTTCACTTCTTTCTGCATTGATCAAGTTGGCATTGTGCCGGGCGGCGACCTCCTCAATTCGGCGCAGACTTACTTCTCGCATTGGACGCGGGCTCAGGGCAAGAAGGTCAAGGACTTCATTCGCATTGGCGGCAAGGTCGGTGAACTCTATATCGACATTGCCAACGATGCCAACGATGCGTGGTGCATCACACCGTCGGGCATCAACAAGGTGCCGGGCGGCCCTACGCACATCCGCATGCTGCGCGGCGCTGGCATGTTGCCGCTGGTTGATCCTGATCTTACGGCGCCCGCCTCCGAGTTCCCCGTCCTGCTGAAGGACTTCATCGAAGCGGATGAGGATAGCCTTATGCTGCTGACGGCGTGGCTGCTGGGCTGCCTGCGACCGGAAGGCCCCTACCCGGTCCTCACGATTTCGGGCGAGCAGGGTTCTGGTAAATCTACCGTGCTGCGGCTGTTGCGTCGCATCATTGACCCGCATGCCCTCGATATGCGGACGCCGCCAGAGGATCAGCGTGATTTGCAGGCGATGGTTCGCAACTCCTTTGTCCTCGCCTTCGACAACGTGTCCTTCATTTCCAACAAGATGTCGGATGCGCTGTGCGTTATCAGCACGGGCACGGGCGCCCAGGGCGGGCGCGCACTCTATACTAATGCGGAGGAATCCGCTGTCCGTGTGTGCCGCCCCGTCGCCATGAACGGTATTCCTGATGTTGTTGAGCGGGGCGACCTTGTGGACCGCTCAATTCATGTGCATCTGCCGCGCATTGATCCCCGTAAGCGCCGCGACGATTACGAGTTTTGGGAGGCTTTTCATGCGAGACATGCCCGGCTGCTGGGTTCGCTGATGAACGCGGCATTGATTGCTACGCAAAATTATGGTAATGTAGTGCTGGCTGAGAAACCGCGCATGTCTGCATTTGCGGTGTGGGCGGTTGCAGCCGAGAAGGCTTTTGGTTGGCAGGAAGGTCGGCTTATGGAGGTCTATAAGCGGAACCGTTCGGCGGCGGAAAGCCAGATGCTAGAGTTCCACGGGATGGCTTCGGCTATTCTGCGGATGCTGGAAAAGCAGAAGGAGTTCTCTGGGACTTACTCGGATTTGATTGGGCAACTGGAACTGAACATTGGTCCGCGCGAAAAGCTGCCGCAGACTTCGCATAGTTTTGCGGCGGAACTCAAGCGGATTAGACCGGCGTTGGAGCGTCAAGGTATTCGGTTCTATAATGCAGGGCGGGCCACTTCGCTTGAGCAGAAGGGTCGGTCGCGTGTGTCAATTGTTCGTGTCGATGAGGATGACCAGCCACAGCCATGACAGATGATCCCACTAAGCCTTTTGACGTAGAGGTAGCTCCCCTGGAGACGGGGGAGAAGCCTAAGCGCAAGCGTAAGAACAGGACGTCGCAGCGGGACCGCCAGACCAAATATCGGGCGGAACTGAGGCGCATGAACATTCATAAGCCACCGCGCGTCGTCACCAAGGAAAACGTGGATGCGATCCGTAACCTGCGCGACCATCTGCGCGAAACGTGGCAGGTCAAGTGGGATAAGATAAACCAGATCAAGAAGCTGACGCCGAAGCAGATCGAGTTTGCCCGGCAATACGCTTTGAATGGCCGCACCAATAAGTGTGGGGCCATGAAGCTGGCAGGCTACGACAGTAAGAACTATGTGGTTTTGCTGGCAATGGCTAATAAGATGTTAGCGATTCCTGAGTTTCACGAACTCATTAGCGCCCTTGAAATTGAGGAGAAGGCCCGCATGAAGATCAACATCGAAGACGTTGTCAAGTGGTTCAACGATATTGCTACGCAAGCTATGGCGTCAGGTGACTTCACCAACGCTAACCGCGCGATGGAGAACCTCGCCAAGTACCTGGGCATGTTTGTGGATAAGAAGGAAATTGTCCACCGGACTGTCCATTCTAAGGAAGAACTGGATACGCGCATCAACGAACTGACCGCGATCCTGCGTGAAGCAGAGCCGGATATTGAACGCAAACTCCGCATCAACTGACGAAAAGCTTCTTGCAGCAAAGGCCGAACTGGTCGATGCCCTCCACCAGAAAGCGATATTGGAGGCGCAGGATACCTTTTACGTTTTCGTCAAACTGCTCGCTCACCTTATGCTTGACGGTAATGACTACCGGGACGGCAAGCATATCGAGTCTATTGCCGCCACTCTAGAAGACGTAGATGAGGGTTCGATTCCCCGTCTCATGCTGGCGCTGCCTCCCGGCTCCATGAAGTCAGTTCTCCTGATGCTCTTTGTTGGGTGGTGCTTAGGGCGCAACCCAACGTGGCGCGTCATGTGGATTTCCCACACCACCGACAAGGCAGTCGAGTGTTCGGGCCGCATCCGCGATCTCATTCGCTCGTCCGAGTATTTGGAAATCTTTCCGAACGTCCGTATCCGCGATGACATGTCAGGCGTCACCGGCTGGAAACTGACCTCGGGTGCATCCTTCCTCCCCGCAGGCGCGGGTAAGTCCATCGCTGGCTACCGCTTCAATCTGGGCATCCTCGATGACCCCCTGTCGGAGCAGACCGCCAAGTCCGACACCGAGCGCGAGCGGGTCAACAGCTGGTATGGCCCCGGCTTCCGCTCCCGTAAGTTGCCCGACTCGCGCATCATTCTGGTTAATACGCGATGGCATGTCCGTGACCTTTCCGGCTACAACCTCGACAAGGCGGCTAGGAACGCCCGCGTCGATCAGTGGGAAGTCATCTCTATTCCGGCCATCCTCGATGCGACTGCCTCCGAATATCTCATGCTACCGGAAGGCGGTTCCTACTGGCCTGAATACATTACACTAGACGACCTGTCAGCTACTCGCGAGACGCTGTCACGCTCTGACTGGAGCGCCCTCTACATGCAGACTCCGGTGGGCGATGAAGGCAACATCTTTAACAAGGATGACTTCCAAGATTGGGAAGAAGACGATCCTCCCGAATGCGACGAAATCATCCAGACATTGGATACGGCCTTCTCCACTAAGGCCACCGCTGACTACTCGGTCATCCAGACCTGGGGCATCTTCCACCTAACCTACACGGATGACAAGGGCCACGAATACGAAGAGCCTAACGCCATCCTGCTCAATCAGGTACGGGGGCGGTGGACCTTCCCCCAACTCCGTAAGATTGCCAAAGAGCAATACGACGCTTTCAGGCCCGACAAAATGGTAATTGAGAACAAGGCTTCGGGTCAGTCGTTGATCCAAGACCTCAAGCTAAACAAGCTGCCGGTATTGCCTTTCCAGCCTGACCGTGATAAGGTGACACGCGCTCATGCTGTAACCGGCATCATTGAGCGTCAGCGGGTTTGGATGCCCATGAAGAAGAAGTATGCGGCGGAAGTCATGCAAGAGGCGCTTGAGTTTCCCAAGGGCGCCCATGACGATTCCGTCGATGCAATGGTGATGGCCCTTCTCTACTTGCGCCGTCGCTACGAGTTGACGCAAGAAACTGTTAGCCGCCCAGACCCTCTGGCGAAGCGGCGCCCATTCCGTAGCTATTGGAGCCAAGTAAGCCATGTCCGATAATCCGATGCTTCCCGACGACGACGAAGAGCCCGAGATCGAATTTGAGTTCTCGGAGGAAACCCTTCTGATCATTCCTGATGAGGAAGTCATCGAAGTGGACATGTCGTTCGGGGCCAACCTCGTTCCCATGCTGGACAGCGATGTCGTCGATGAGATCGGCTCCGACCGGCAGGACACCCATACGACCTTCAAGAACTCCCGTCAACAGTGGGAAGAGAAGATCAAGAAGGGCATCCGGTGGCTGGGCCTCAATACGGACGGCGAGGGCAATACCGAAGTCGAGGGCGCCTGCACCGCCGTTCATCCTCTGCTGATCGAGAACGTCGTCAAGTTCCAAGCCAAGGCCATTCAGGAGCTTTGGCCTGCCCGTGGTCCTGTTCGCACGCGCATCCTCGGCTACACCGACCCGGCCCGTGAACAGGCGGCTGCCCGCGTTCGCGCCTACATGAACCACCAACTTGTCGATCAGGTCGCGGGCTTCTACTCTGACCTCGAACGCAACCTATTCCGCGTCGGCTTCATGGGCGTCGGTATCCGTAAGGCTGGCTGGAACTCCCTGACGGGAACGCCCGAACCTACGGTCGTCTATGCCGAAAACTTCTACATCGACCCGGCTGCCACCCATCTGAAGGATGCCGACGAATACATCGAGGTGATGGAGTTGTCGCCGCGCAAGATGCGGAACCTCACCGAAAGCGGCACCTTCATCCAGCCTGATGACAACGATGCGGAAGAAACCCTCGAAGCCAACGAAATTACTGAGGCGATTGCCCAGGCCCAAGGCTTCGACCTTTCGATGGAGCGCAAGGGCTACACGGTCGGTGAGTCTCATTGCTACCTCGATCTCGACGGCGCCGATCCCCTGCTGCCTGAAGGCGGCATGGCACCTTACATCGTCCACTTCAATGTGAAGTCCGGTAAGGTCTATTCGATTAAGCGCAACTGGCGTGAAGACGACACGACCATGACCAAGCGCCTGTGGTACACCGTCGATCATTGCATCCCGGCGTTCGGCTTCTGGTCGCTCGGCTATGTCCACCTGATCGGTGATCTGGCCGCAGCCTCCACCGTCGCCCTGCGTGCCCTTGTCGATTCCGGCCAATACGCTAACTGGCAGGCGGGCTTCAAATCCCAAGATGCCAAGTTCTCCGACTCCGACACCCCGCTCGGCTTCGGTGAGTGGCGCGACGTCAACTTGGCGCCCGAAGAACTGGAGAATGCCTTCTTCCCCCTTCCGGCCAAGGAACCCTCGCAGACCCTCTTCGGCCTGCTGAAGTTC